AATAAAGAAGAAATGTCGTCAATGTCGTCGTCGTAGGTTACTTTCGCTAAACAATGGGCGTACAGGTCGCCTGCACCAAGTCTTTGCCCGATAACAGCGAGAAGCCCGCCTGGGTCTACACGGGCCTCAGCCACCCCATCCCAACGCTCCAATAATTTGTCTCGTGCAACTGATTCACGGGAGTTGTCTGGGGACGATACGTCGTCAAATAGGCACATGTCTGCGCGGTGTCCAATGAATTCTGCTTCGATACCGTATGCACGGACGGTTGGTTCTTTGTTATCTAAACCGTTGCCGTCTAATTGTTCAACTACAAATTCTTCTGCTCGCCATAATGCGCCTTTGTCGGTGGGTTTGAACCTGCCGTAGTCGATAGCGAGACATCCTTTAGCGTTTTGTGCCAACCCTTTTTTGATTAACTCTGGGTCGGGTTCTAGTGGCATTGGACGTTCTAACGTTTCACGGATACGACGGGAATACATCTTCGCCATGTTCTGAGACACCGACCCAATAAGGATACGGATAGCCCTGTTACGGCAAATAGCCCACACCGCCAAGTCATGCATCAACGTGGACTTACCAGCACCAGGCGGAACATTGATAACTACGAACTCTTTTTCTTCTGATGCTTCCAGCTCCACCAAGGTTACGGCTGCTTCAACCTGCCAAGGAGACGGGAGACGACCTAAATAGTATTCACGGAAAAACCCGAAATCTTCCAAACCACGCTTCGCTTCTTCACATAACCGGTCATGCGGGATAGCACCAGGTAGTTCGACTGCTTCCATCCAGTCGTTATAGTCATCACGTTGACGGCCACCCTGGTTACGGGTCATCTTCTTTTCTTGGAGGGTGGCTAGTTCAGCGTTTGCTTTCGCTGTGTTTAACTTCTTCACCCATTTGTTTGCGGTGTTGACATGTATACCGGCGATGCGGGCGGCTTCGGTTTGGGATTTACCTGCTTGCATGGCAGCCCAAAACTTGGCTTGGTCTTGTGGTGAAACGCTACGTTTAGTCCCCAAAGGGACCCCCTATTTTTTCTTGTTGTTTTTCTTCGGGCGGTTCTTTGCAACTAACCCCATTTGAGCTGACTGTGTTGCACGATTCAAACGGGTGTTGGTGTTTTTAGCGATTTGTGTTTTTGTGCCTGCTTCAGCGCGTCGAGCAATACGGTCAGCATTACGGTAAAGATTTTCAATACGGGAAGATTGCTGTGCTGGTGTCCCAATACGGGTTGAGCGAAGTGTCGGCCCCATAGGGGTCCAAGTGCGGGACACTTTGCCACCTTTACCAGTTGCTTTAGACAAACCTTTAGCGGCTGCATCCCACGCGCCAGCACCAGCAGCTTTCGGAACATTAGAACGGGAAACAACTTTCCCAATAATTTTTGCTTTAAGACCAGCACCCATAGGGGTTGAGGCAATAGTTAAACCAGCATTAATCAGATTCTTCTTGGCGGTTGGGCGAGACAAACCAATGCTTGTCCCAAGAGGTGTACCAGAACCGGCGAACCCTGACTCAGCTTTCTTAATGGGGGTGCGTTTTGTTTCTTTTGGTTTTTCGGCTGCGCTACGAGGACGAGAAGAAGTTGCCTTTTTACCTGGAGAAGTCAACGACGCTGTTGGCTGCGTTTTGCTACGCGGAACCATTTTCGTTGGGTCAATCTTAGATTGTTTTTTCTTGGCAGCCATGTTGCAAACAATAACACACCTATGGTAACTTCACTGCACAACTTGTTAAGACCTTCCTGTTGGGAAACAGCACGGCGAGCATGGCCTCATAGGGGATTGCACTCTGTAGGTATTTGATACACGGGGACGTGGGTTGATGAACCCTGCAACCAAGCAATATCCATGACCGACCTTGCCCCTGTTGCGTAAGAGGTTCAAGCAGCGTGAACAACGTCAACTGTTCCAAACAAGGTGTCGGCTAAAACTCTTAGCTACGGCCACCTCTGAAAAAGAAATTTTTTGGGAAGCGTGGGGGGAGCTATCAGCAGTCTGTGTTTCTTGTCCCTCGACAGCGGTTCCCTACCGCCCTCGCTGACGCTCGGTTGCTACCAACTGTCGCGGGTCAACACTGCTCGCTGCGGAGTTCAGTCCTGCGGGTGGCATTTTTCTTTTTTTCTGTTTTTTCTTTTTGCTCTAGATGGGGGAGGTGCTGGTTGCAGAAAGTTGGTCGCCGCCGACTCAAGCGTTACACACATACATTGAGCCGCACCTACCTTCAAGAGCCACTACGTGGTCTGTCAGGACCAACGTTGCGTTGTTCCGACGAACCACTACCGGTGTGTTCTTCGAACAACCGACCACCTAGCGTCACCACAAACCACATACAGTGACCACACGCCATCACCGCACCAAAAGAGTGAAACCATCCGTCCGGAGTTATACATACTCCCCAGGGGGGAGGCCTCGGCACATGGCGGGTTGTGTCGAATTGCGCGCGTGTGTAGGCGAAATTACATAACGTGAGTTATGGGCGTGCATAGTTGCGTGATGCTACGCACACGGTAGGGGCAGGGGCAGGCCGATAGAAAAATTTTCTAGGTGGCCGGAGATTATCTTCGCCTAAGTGTAGTTATGTTCTGTGTCTGTGTAGTTTTTCTCTGTGTCACATGTCACAGTATTAGTGCTAGTGTTATGTGTAACGAATGTGTATATTCGAATACAGCTAGGTTAAGTGACCTAGAGAGAATTGGGAGATTCACTATGAAAAAGAAATACACACCGGAGGAGCGTGCGGCCGTTAATGCGGCACGTGCAAGGCTATCGGAGGCCGCTAAAGAATTGGAGGCGAACGCTCCGGCCAACATTGACCGCGCGGTAGCCATCCTTAGCCAGTATTCCCGCCGCAACGTGGCGTTGATACTGGCACAGGCCGCCGAACGTGGCCGCGACATACCGGCCGCTGTTGCGGGATTCCATGAGTGGCGCAAGGCCGGCCGAATCGTCCGCAAGGGTTCGCAAGGGTATTTTATTTACGCTCCAATAGTCCGCAAGGATGACCTAGAAGATGGAGCTAGCCCTAGCGGGTTCACTGTGCGGCACGTCTTCGACGTGGCAGACACTGACGCGTTAGCGGATGATTCACCGGCCACACTGACGGAGGCCATGCAATGAAAACTAGCGGCACACTATGGGGCGTGAATTGGGAGCGTACCGGCTACGGTATCTACTGCTACGCCATGTCACCGGCCGTTCACGGTCAGACATACCTACTATCCCGTAAGTATGTAGGCAACGGGAGCGACCCGCTATCGGTGCGGGAGAGTGTGCGAGCGTTTCGACGTGACGCGCTAGGCCTAACCGGATAGTGAATAGTAGGTTCCCGCGCGGGTTGATTCTTGCGCGGGTTCCTAGTAGGTGCTACCCTACGATTAGTGGCACGTTATCCGAACGGCCACACTAGAGAATTGGGAGATTCTTAACATGTCAGCTTACCAAGTGTCAATGGACACTATAGATATTATTGTTAGCGCGGCCATGTCGCGCGGATGGACTAATGACCCGCTACGTATCTATTCACGTACCGAATTACGGGCGGACACGTTCGATATTCACGAGCTAATCACCTACGACAAACTAGAATATTTAGGCGATAATTGCGGGATGTATTCGCTATGCGTAGGGTACGGCCACGAAGAATTGTTAGGCCGCGAATTAATCACCGCTAATATTCTTAGCCTTGCCGCACGTTACAAGGATGTAGGCGAGGCTATAGCGCGTGATGGATTCCGGAATACTAACGGGAACAGTAACCCTATGGTGTCGTACTGGCCGCAAGATTACAAATACCGGCCAGTAATGCGCCAACGATTCAGCGACTATCCGGAGGCTATTACCGCGCTTAATTGCTACGAATACCAAACTTGTGAGCGTGTCGATGGCCGTAACTATGTATGGGAGCAGGTAGTGACCCGCACGCGCCGAAACGTGGCGACACGTTGGGCGGAGGAGGCCGGTGCTAAGTGGGAGTGGTCACGCGAGGAGGCCGCCGAACAAATGGCCGCGCTACGTATCGAGCTACGCGAACAGATGGCGGGCGGCCAGTGAAACGGGACTACGAATACCCGCACCCGCTAGGCGGCACGGCCTACACAATTTCACCGGATGGCTACCTAGTACGCGTCCACGAATACGCGCCACGTCACTACATGATGACCTATGGCGGCACTAGGAAAGTAACCCGCGAATATCGGCGCGTCACTCTCCGTCAATCGTGGCAACTATTCCGGCCAATAGTCGAACAGTATCGCGAACAAGTACGAAAGGAGGCAGAAGAAATGGAGACAACATACGTCCGATTCATTAGCGGTAAGCGCGCGGGTGAAACGTGGCAGCTAGTAGGCGAATGGAGCGATATCTACAGTGTAGAACTAGCGTCCACTGACCCAACACTGGCACGATTCCACCTATGGGCAGACCCTAAAAACTTAGAGCTAGTTAGTTAGGTTATGGGGCTAGGGGTTCACGCTCCTAGCCCTATGGCGTGACCAATTCCGGCCACGAAATAGAGAAACGGGAGTATCTCACAATGAAAGAATATACGGTGACATTTTGTTTATCTATGAGAGTAGAGGCAGATGACATAGAGGAGGCAGAAAACCTAGCGGCAGATGATTTTGCAGCTAACTACGGTGCGTATTCTGTTTCAGATTTTGCCATGACAGATGCAGAACTAGTCGAACAATAGAGAACGGGAGTATTTAACAATGAAACTAACAATGACTGCCGCGCAAGCGGTAACACTATCTAAGGCCATAGCACCGGCCATATCGAAAGACAAGGTAAAACAGAATCTTATCTGTGTCCAGATTCAACCGGTAACGGGCGAACGTGGCGAGATAGATACGGCCGTACAATTCACTAGCACGGATGGATACCGCCTACATATTGTTACGGTCGAATTACCGGAGCATGACTGGATGGATACCGTCTTAGTGTATGGCGCGGAGCTAGTTAAGGTATTACAGGCCGCTGCTAAGGCCGATAAGACTGGCAAGGTATCTATTCAATGCGAGGGTCATGGCGCGCCGGCCGTGATGGTCACGAACGGAGATAGGTTCGTTCAATGCGTAGACATGAACAACTACGTCACGTTCCCTAACGTTGATTCACTTATTGGCACAGACAATGAGGCAGAATTGCCCGCTAGTTTCAATGGCTACTACCTATCTGACCTGATGGCGGCCGGACAATTAGTAGGTGAACATGGTACGGGCAAGGGTCAGATAGGACGGCCGGTACGTGTCGAATCTATACAGTCACGCAGATGTGCAAGGTTCACGGCCGAATCGCTTGATGGGTCACTGACGTTCACAGCGTTACTTATGCCGCAACGCGTGGCCTAGTCACTTACCGTTAGTAGGTTGCGCCCGCCCGCTATGGGCGGGCGTTTCCTAGTGGCGGCACAGTAGCCAACACTGAGATAGGAGATAGCAGACATGATGCACAGACTATTGACCCGCGCCGGTGCGGTCATGATAGGTACCGGCACGATAGCCCTAGTCGTATCGAACGGGCAGCTAGCAAGGGTATCTATTACCGCGATGGCCTGTGGGTTCCTACTGATGGTACTTGACTCTAATCTTGCCCGTTATGGCAACTAGTCGCGTCATAGCGCGTGTCTCGCACGGTAGGCCGGTAGCGTTTCTTACCTTGTCGCGTAGCAACGTGGCAGGATGGAGCAAGGATAGAGCTAGGGCGTACCGTTTCCGGTCAGACACGGAGGCCGCCTACTATCTGGCGACTATGCCCGATACTGGCGCGGTCATCCTGCCCGATAAGGGTATCCCTACCGCGTTACAGCATCCGCCGCCGCCACGTGGCAGGCCTACGCCAGTAGTTAAGCATGACCCGCCACCACTAGCACCATTTCGATACAGCACCGGCCAGCGCATAGGCCTAACAATAGGCGCGCTAGTGGTGATACTGTTCGCCATCGCGCTAGTCATGGGTTGGTGAGAGTGTTTATCTCATACGGTATGGGCTACTACAGCTTGACAAGTACGCCACCGGATGACGCGGTAAGAGTATGGCTACTGCCCTACGATATAACTACGTGGGAGATAGCCGCGCTAATCATCATGGAAGAAGAAGACACCCTAGAATTTTTATCTAGTGTTGTGGAAATTTCTTCCAACTAGGTGTAGATTTTTTCTGACCCTGGCGCAGTCCCCCCTTCCTGCGTCGGGGTCTTTGTCGTTTTCGGGGCGGCTACTTACCGAGCCAGTGCGGTAGCTCGTTGATGGGTGTCGTTATCGGAGCGACCACTGTGCGTGGTTGTTTATCTGTTGACGTGTCTAATAGGTAGCGTTCTTTGGGGGTTAACCCTCCGAACATCCCGTATCGGCAGCGTTCACCTGATTCATATTTCATCGCCATCGCCAAGCATTGTTCTTTCACGGGGCATGACCCACAAATTTTGCGTGGTACCGCGTACCCTTTTTCTGCGTGGCAGTGTTCTGGGAAGAACAAATTTTTCGGTAGGTTTTTACACGCTGCTTTACTTCGCCAGTCGTCTACGTTTCGCACCGTTTCCCTTTCTCTTTGGTTGTTCAGCTTTTGCTTTAGATGTTTTATTTTGATGGCAGATACATGGGCAGTTGTCGTGTACCCATTGTGGCCAGGGTTCTATCGCTAGTTCTACTGTGCCGCAATGGTCACACTCAGGATGTTTCCGTGTGAACTCAAACACGCCAGACAGGTACGTTAGGTTCGATGAGTTCGGCTGTTTCTTTGTCAGGGTAGACACGCATGACATGGATGCACGGGTCGTCTCCGTCCTCCCACATCTGTGTTTCTTCATCTGACCCTGGTATGCCGTCGTGCGTGGAGCAGATGATAGGGCTAACAAACAAGTTGCTTCGCCCTATCTCTAGCCATTCCTGGAAGTCCATTAAAATTCTTCTTCGGGTGCAGCGAAACTAATACCGGCTTGGGCGAGGACTTGCTCAGTGCGGTCTTTCACCCAGGCTGTCCAACGACATGACATGCCAAGCTCATCAACAACGAGCTGTGTGGACTTGCCTTTGGTTCCATCTTTCTTGGTGTATTCATCTTGTTCGATGCGACCAACAACGATTACATTGTCGCCTTTGTTAACGCTTGACACAATGTTTTCTGCGAGTTTGCCGAACGCTTTGCAGTTATGCCATGTTGTTTTCTTTTTGTCGTCTTTGCCTGATGTGACTGCGACGCTGAACTCGATGACCGCCATTTGTGATGCGGTGTATCGCATCTCTGGTGGTGTTCCAATGTTTCCTGTGATTACTATTTGGTTAGCCATTTGCTTCCCTTTTCTGTAGTGGTTGTGTTGTTCCCGCTTTCTTAACACAGGGGTGTGTCGGTGCGGTAACTGGTGTGACATGAAGGGTGACGGTGACATGACAGCGTGGACAGTGCCACTCGGTTGCGCCTCCCGTTTTCTTCATAGCGTTCATTATAGTTTCCGTGATGGCCTGTCTGAGGGATACCCCCAATTCGCTGCGCCACCGCCGTGATGGTACAGGTAGGAGGCGACACGCAAGTTGCAGTCTGGTTTCATTAGCACCCGTGAATTTGTGGTGTGACCGCACATTTTTTTGGTGAGACTGAACCAGCTGGAATTGATTTGTAACAGCCCTACATCGTGGCTGTCAACGCCGACGCATTTACGCATGACATGGTATCTGCCGTCTGGGCAGTCAGCCAGGCTGTAGCCATCTTTCATATTCCACCCTACGGCACGGGTAATGCACCTCGACTCACGCCAAGCTAGGTATGAGAAGTTGACCTCACCTTTGATGGGCAGGTTGTATTTCTGCATTAGTGGTTCCCATTTTGGGCAGCGTTGCTCGGTGTTTGCTTTGCTGTGTGCCGGTGTTGCAGGTATAGCCAATAACAAAATAGTGATAATAATTTTTCGCATGATGCCTCCTTGTGGTTGGCTGCGTGTTGTCCCGTTTCTCTATTGAAACTCAGTCTAGCAGTTAGTCGTATCGTTCACTAGTCAGAAGTTCTTGTACGTGCTGTGGAAAAAGTAGGTATCCCTGTGCAGGGTTGCTGCTATCAGGGGCGAAGATTCTTTTCTCTAACGTGTTCTTGTGTACCCGTAAATAGTTTTTGAGGCGTGGCACTGACACCATTACGAACGCGTCTGGTGCGAACCTGTACGCCCACCATTGTGCTGTGGTCACGTTAATACCTGAAGGTTTCCAGTCACAACCCGCAGGTTTTTGGTGGGTTTCCACCGCCATACGCCCGTTCCTGTACCGGTCAGCTTTCACTTCGACAGCACCAGCGTTGAATGATTCAAAGAAACCGATAACGTTTTCTTCTCCGTCGTGGCCGTACTGTAAGTCGGTAACGAAATCAAACTGTGGGTTGTATCCTGCAACTTCCATTACTTCTCCAATAGGAAATCCTTGTAATCTTCAAGCATCGCCTGGGATAACATTCGTGCCTGTTTCGGGAATCCATCGTCGATGTTTTCGTTGATGAGCTGGAACATGTACGCCATGCGGTGACACATGGAACGGTACCGGTCACGTTCTTGTATGGCTGTCTCGTAGCGAGGCAGCTCAATCATTATCTTTTGCTCGGTCTTTAACACGTTGCTCTCGCTCATTCTCGTATTCTACAAACAGGACGTTTCGTGACAGGCTCCGTATTAGACCAGCGAACGATTCAACTTGTTTGCGTAGGCGTTCAATCTCATCGGCTGCTTCTTGACAAATCTCATTAAATTGCCATTCTTCTGTGCCGTCACCAACCGCTTCCATTTCACCTTCAGCGCGTAGTCGGGTCACAATGTCGTCGGTCATTTGTATTCCTCCCATGACCACTCATGGATTTTATGTAACGGGTTTGTGCATCCGTCATTCCATGTCGCACACCATTTAGCACATGAGTCACACTGCCACAATTCATACAAAGTTTGCATCAACCGCTTTGCTTGTTCGTCAGTCATCGTCCAGTATCTTCCACACTATTGCCGCGAACGGCAGCCAAATGATGGCAACTATTAACACTACGTCCATGTCTATCCTTCGTTATACGCTTTGCCGTATGCCAGCATCGCTTTCTCAATACGTTCAATCTGTATCTCATCCAACCTTTTCAGTTGGAACACCTGCTCATACATGATGCCTGCCGCGCTACGCCAACGGTCACGGTCAACCCTCATGTCGTCCAACGCTTTCTGCAAGTCCTGAATCGTGACGTAAGACTCACCACTGTCCATGTCAGTCCCCTGTCCAGCCACCGCTACCACGAGACCTATACCACGCAGCAATCAAATCATCCGTACTAGCAACCTTCTTAGGTTCCTCAACCTCAGATTCCTGTTCCGGTTTCTCATCCTTGTTCGACATCTTCAAATGCTCCTTTCCACCAAGCATCACCGAACACTTCATACGGGTGGTAACCCATCTCACAACACAACTTGTCAGCTGTGTAAATGTCCACACCCTGGTATCGCCAGCGTCGCAACTTACGACCAAGCGAACTATGCGTCTCCACATCCTTATACAGCAAATCAATTAACGGGGTTGCGTCAATCTTGTTGCGGGTGCGGGCAGCATGGTTACGTTCCCTGCGCTGTTCACAATACAAACGGTTCGCTTCCATGCAGATGTCGCACCTGCATTTCTGTTTCTTGTAGCGACCCAACCCATGCTTAGGTTGCTTAGAAGATTTCTCGCTCATAACCCACCTTCTCATTACGTGCCAGCCACCTGTCGATAGCGACACGTTCCTTGTCGGTCATGTCACCGAGACGTTCAAAGTCTGACGCGTTATACACACGGTTCATCAAACATTCAAACAAAACTTGGCCGATGTCCTCTAGTTCTTTATTTGGTATCGCCATAGCCTGCCTCCTTCAACAGTTTCACCATGTCCTCTAAACGCATAATGGCGTACTGCTCCGCACCAGTGTTGTGTCCTTGGCGTTTCACTACTAGCACCCCGAAGTCTGCTCCGGCGTTGATGCGTTCTTGTTCTGTTTGCGCTAACCAGTTGGATAGCTCGTGTCGTTTCGCTGCTTTACATTCAAACACTAACGGCCCGCATCCTGTGATGTCACCTTTGTCAAGGCTCCCATGTAGCGCGCGTCGTTCTGCGTAGGGGAACCCGACGGTTTGTAGGTAGCGAACGACCAGGGTTTCGAAGGTTGTTCCTTTTCTACGATTTGGAGACACGTTCCATCTCCTCTGTGATGAGACGACGTACCAGTTTGGAACGGGATGTTCCAAGTGCGGCACACAGTTCGTCGAGTTGTTGTTTGTGGGAGTGTGGTAGTCGTACCCCGATGAAGCAGTTGGAGGCTTCTTGTCCGGTGGGGTCAATCGTTCGTGGTGCTGGCATCGGTGGCCTCCTTCTTTAGTTTGTTGAACGCTTCACGCATGGCTGGTAGGTCAGACATTTTTGCTTGACGTACATCCACTTTGGCTTCTTTGAATACGGTGATGGGGTTGAGTCCTGCTTTGGTGCAGGCAGCGGTGAACTTCTCCATTTGGTCCTCGCTAATCTTCTCGTCCTGTGGGCTATCAGACACCGCTGGCTTGGGTTGCGGGGCTGTACGGGCCTTAGGAGAGGGCTGAGAGGGTGTCTGTGGGGATGCCTGGGGAGCCTTCAGGTCCTCCCATTCCTGCTTCGACCACAGTGACAGGGCGATACCGAATCGCATGGCTGCGTTGCGTAAGAAATCTGACACCAGTTCTTTATCCAAATCAGGCTTGTCATGTTTCACGGTTCCCACGCCGATACGTTCCGTGCCGAGCAACACCAGACGACCCCACATCGACACCATGCCATTAGCGGTAGTGGTAGCAGGGCGACCATCTTTAATCTCAAACGGTTCCCAATACCACGTCGGGTCCACTGAGCAAAGGATGCGCGTAATTTCCGCATGGCCGACATAGTCCAAGGCGATTCCGCCACGAGGTAGCTTGCCCACAATGGATTCATCCGGCACAGCATGTTGTGTCAACACATCACGCAACGCTTGATGCTGTTTCTCCATCTTCTCTTTCAACGATGACTCCCAATCAGGAGTCGTAATTTTAATCGGAGTATTCATTACTCACCTTTCAATCGCAGAACACGTGTGTTCATTGTTCTCATGTATTGCTTCGCCACATCAGGGTTCTCAATCTGGAACCTTTTAGCGTCGAAGAACTGTCGTGCCTGCGGCTTCCATGTCGCCACAGGTACACCACCAATGGTGGCCATTTCGTATGGGCCGATAAGTTCACACAACTCAGCCTTCAACGAATCCTCTAACTGCTTATACGAAGCAAGCTCAGACTTGACATGCTTCAAACGTGCAATCAAATCAGACACATCACTTGGCAAATCAACAGGGTCAGGTTGTGACTGTTGGTAGCGGGTCTGAATAGTCTCATACGAGTAGCGGATACCTGGCGGGTCCATCCCCAACGCAATCGCATTCAACCAAGTCTCCACCGCAGAGATGTGTTCCAACACCTCATCAGTCGTGACCTCCTGCTCAACCAGTGTGAGACGTAGCGTGTTGTCAAACACTGCCCATGTGATGCGTTCAGCGTCAGCGCAAATCCATTGATGCACCCCTTGTAAACGCCAGTAGTCAGGCAGGGTTCCGGAGTATTCACGGCTGGTCGTTTTCACTTCCAGAATGTGGCGGTGTTCCTCGTTCCATCCGTCGAGGGTAGCGATGAGATGCGCGCCGTTAGCGTTGTCGTAACAGAACATTTCTTCTGGTGTGATGAACGGGATACCAAGCCTGTCGCCAGCCCATTCAATGATGGTCGCTTCTAAACGGTTGCCTGTTTCCATCGCAGCGTTCGGCTCCAACGGTGTAGGTGCAACACCGGACAACAACTCTGCTGCGTAGGTATCAGGTTTGACGAATGGGTGTACGTCGTACAGTACGCCTGCTACAGAAGCAGAGATACGACGGTTCCCTTCTTCGTCTTGGTATCGCTGGTTCAACCATTCTTGTGAACCATGTTCGGCTTTGGGTATGCGGTAACGTTTGAAAGTCATTAAGACTCCCCCTTCTCGTGTAACTGTTCCACAAGATACAGGGTACGTTACGGGTGTGTCAAGTATTCACAACTTTTATTTGACGCACCATGCCGGTAGGGATGTGGAACGGGTTAATACCTTCACCATCTGTGATGGTTTGCCACAAAGTAACGTGGTCCTTCTTACCGCCAGGGTCATCAGCTGGCACAAGAAACCCAACAGATGACACGATAAGTTCGCCTTCATCCTCAAATTCTTCAAGGTCTTGCCAGCCTGATTCACCGCAGTGTGCATCTGCCCACAAAACTAACGCTATGGGATAGTCAAGTTTATGCTCGTCTTGCACCAGCAACCTCCCCGCTAGAACCACACTCAGGGCATCGCTTTCCCTCTGAGACAGGCCATGTTGTATCGCACTTGGGGCAAACATACAGGTAAGTCATACAGGGAAGAATACTTCACGCCGCTTTCGGGCGATGCTTCTCCACAATCTTATCTATCTCAGCAATAGCGTGTAACAACGCTTGTTCTTCTGGCCCTTTCACAACAACGCGGGTCAGGAATGTACGAATGTTTAACAAGGTTTGAATAGTCATAGGGGTCGTCATCGTAGACCAACCCGTAAACGTGTTACCTTTTCGGAAGCGTTAAATGTTCCTCTATTGCGTTAACACGTTCCTCAATACGTTGAATCGCATCACGCATCGATGACCCACCATTCGGGGTCATCTGACTTTCCACAAAACTCACATGCTTCTCCACAGTTTTAGCGAACCGATAGATAGGCATGACACCCTTCTTCCAAATCACACCGAGAGCTGTCAACACCGCTGCCACAGTGATGACGGTCTGCCACCACAGCATTATGCGTCAACCTTCGTCCAATGCCAAGGCTCAAAGTATGGGTTCTTATCACCATCAGGGCGTGTCGGTTTCGCTTCCATAAAAAACCCGTACGACGGGGCGTGCCTATCTAGCCACGCATACGTCTTAGGGTCAGACAAATCAAAATCGACAGACAAACCCCATCCATGATTGCTTGTGCCAGGCACAGCCACCGGAGCCATCTTCTTCAAATACCAAGTACGACCCTGCCACACGCGACGCACCAACGGCTTCTTGCCTTCAGCCTTATCCAAAGTCATGCGGTCATACCACAACGCTTCTTGGCGGGCATAATCACGGTAGCCACCACCAAGAGATTTCAACACCACACCATCATCAAGCGCATCAAAGAACATGTCATCTAATGCTTTAGCAACAGGGCGGAATACGACAGCACCGCATTGTGCTTTCTTCAAACGGAGACGAGGAATCTTCCCGTTACCCCAACGTTGCACACGTGTAGGTATCACAGGTTTCTTGACGGGGTATCGGAAGGTAGCTTTGCTTGCGGCCATGAAAAGAAATCATAGCAATAAGGTTTGCGTCGATGCCTGATGCGTGTAGTATGCTGGCATCTAGTCACGGCCAGCGTCGTTTCTCCCTTTCTCCGCTGGTCGTGACTACTTTTTTTTACGTCCGTACACAGTGTCGTTCGGGTTCAACCAGCGCACTAACGGTGGCAAGACCGCACCTACACCTGCTTGCCATAGCATTTCCCAATCACGTTCACCTGCTAGGTACAAAGCGATAACTGCGGCTGCGAATACGCGGGCATAGGAATAGATAACTTCTTTAACTTGCTTGTTCATCTGGTTTCCTCCATCGACAGGTTTCTTCATCGAATACATAATTAGGTGCAGGTTGTGGGGCTACGAAAGCATCACGTTGCTGGTCGTATGTGTACCCTATGCCTGCATAGTTTTTACGAAAATTGGCATTATAAGAAGTCTGTACCCAAGGTCCTTCACCGAACTGTTGACAGAACTGTTTGCCAAGTTCTTCTGATTCATTACCGTCAGCGTCAAGTATGTCGTCGTTTGATACGACGATTACACGGATGACAATGTTGTTGTTATCTAATTCTGCAAAGTGTGCCATTACGGTCCCCAATATTCAAATGAAACATAACCTGAACCACCTGAACCTGTGGTGGCGTTTGCGTTTTGTGCAGGGTCATCAAATCCACCGCCACCTCGTCCAGTGTTCGCAGCACCATTTCCCGATGGTGAGGCACATACAAAGTAAGTAGGGAAAGAAGATGATGTTCCACCTGTGCCACCGCCCCCGCCACCGCGACCATTTGCGTCTGCTGCGCCACCAGCCCCACCACCATAGGTAGCGTTACCGTCACCGTTCCCACCAACTCCACCAAGGCCGCCACCGCCGCCACCAGCACCTACTGTTCCACCGCTACCAGTACCGCCAGCGTTCCCACTTCCAGATGCCCCACCGTTCCATTGACCATTTGTGCCATCTCCGCCTTGGCCAGCAGTCCCACCAGTTGCAGATGTTGAACCAAAAGAAGAAGAAGAACCTCCACTTGGGCCAGAACTAATAAATACTGCACCTGCACCTCCACCACCGACAGTTACAGAAACAGACGAGCCGACAGAAACAGTTGCAGTTGTGTAACCACCGCCACCACCACCACCGTTAGAGCCACCTGCGCCACCAGCCCATACTTTTGCTGTACCGCTAGTGATAGCAAGACCACTGGTTCCTGATGTTGGGACAGGGTTAGTCCAAGTAGAAGAACTAGTAAAGGTTGCAGTGTTCAACTTGTACGTCTTAAACGAAGCACCGATACTAGAAGTTGTTACAAAACCATTAGCGTTAGTCGCCCTAAACCGAACATAGTATGTCGTGTCGTTAGACAAACCAGTAGCCGTAACAGTCCTAGTCGTGTTCGCCGTACCCTGAGGAATAGTTGTATTAGTAGAAGCCGCAGTAAAAGAACTATTACCAGTCGAAAAATCGCTAGAAGTAGACCATTGAAACTCGACAGAAGTAATCGGCCTGTTACCAGTAGCCGTAACCGTAGCGTTCAACACACCACTGTTCTCGTTGTAGTTAGTAGACGAATCAAGCGTCAAAGTAGGCGCAACAAAAACCGCACTAGCAGAAGGACCAATACAAATCGGCATTTATCACACCACCGTATCGCCAGACAACACCCACTCAGTATTAGAAATTTTTACCAGCGTTGCCATTGAATACTGAGTGCGAAGTTTCAAACCATTAGAAGAACGAATATCGACACCAGTATCTCCAGCAACGGTTACTTGTCCAGAACCGTACTGCATCAACGTAACAACCGCCCCATTAGAAAAAGCAACAGAAGATGTAGGGACAGTAACAGTCATACCTGTTGCTTTGTTGCACTGCATAGTGCAGTTCTCGTCAACTAAAGCCAACGTAAAACTGTCAGTCTTTGATGTCAAAGTAGGGGCTGCAAGTTTTGCTGATGTAACACCATCATCTTTAATACGCAAAGAATCAGAACTAATTTCAATAGTAGAATCATCAACATTCACCGCTAACGCTGTGCCATTACCGCCAGATAAACCGTTACCAGCAACAGAAGTAGCGATACCAGCAGCCGTAACCTGACCCCACTCAGGTGCAGTAGCACCACTGTTTACTTTCAACACATGGCTAGCCGTGCCGATAGCAAGCTGAGTGAACGACGGGTCGCCCAGGTAAACAATGCCACCTTGGTTTGCGTAGGTGGATGTCAACTGGTTTGCTTCGTCAGCGTCGATGGCTGTGAACACAGGGTAAATCGTTGCACCGCTGGTGTGGTTAACATCAGAGGTTCCGTCTACGCCACGCGTGATACTGGATAGGGAAGTGCCTGTGATGGAGCCGACGTAAATCTTTTCTTCAGTGGCGGTGCCTGGGTCAACAACGGCGTAGAAGGGGCCAGCAGTTGGCCAGCCTGTGCCGGACGTGATACTGATTGTGGTAGCGGCTGCGTTGAATGAGCCACTGATAGTGGTCGCTGCTGCTGCGCCTTTGTATTCACGTCGAACTTTTGGTGTTGTTGCCATAGTGTCTCCTATTCTGCCACAGTTCTCATAATGATGACAGCGGTTCCTTCCCATACATAGTCAAACGCTGATGTATCTATGGGGGTCCATTCAACATCTTCAACGATGACGGAGTATGTGGTGTTGCGTTCTTGGTAAACAACAATACGTGGGTTGTCTACGAGGCTTTCGAGTAGTTCTCGTTCTGTTTCTACGTCCATGAAAAAGTCTGTGTTTTCTACCCGTAGCATTTCGTGCAACAATACGGGGAGTGTGATTATCTGCGAACGACGAGGAGCCGCATACGCCCTCGCCATCCAACGCGTCAACGTCGGACCAGACGTAGCCGAAGCACGAGTCAACGTCAACCTATAACCAGCCTCAATCACACGCTCCTGGTCAGTTAAAAACGTAAACTCAGTCTGACCTGAGGTGCTAAAAGAACCAGCGTTATCAAATCCACCGTTATCGTATGATGTTTCCAGCGACACAGTACCCGTCAACGGCAACGTACGCACATCAAACCGAGGAATGAACTTCTTATCGGGGATACCCCACGTGTAGTAGCCGGTATCAAAACTTCCAGAAGTCACAAGGTTCGCTGAATCCTCCACCACAACACCAACACCATAGATAGTGAAGATACGTTTGTTGGATTTAGAAGCAACCGCCTGCACCGCAGCAGTTGAAGAAGAATACATCAAATCAGTTGCATAAGCAGGAGCGTTAGCCTGAGTGAAACTTGTCAAATCAAGACGACCCAAACCAGATGAACCCTCATAATTAGTCCACCCAAACCAGACATGCTTACCCTCGGAAGTGAAACCCTGAACATCGCTAGTGGTCGCAATCAGCGGACCAGACACCAAAGAACCAGACGAATCAGCGGTACAAAACCTGACACCCTTATTCGTACCCAACAACACGAAACCTAGATACGCATGAATCGCTGTCGGATACTCACCCGTTGGTAGCTCTAATGCGACAACAGCAACATCGACAGTGCCATCGGTTTTGATGCCAAGCTTGTAAACAAGACCTACGTTTTTACCGCGACCAGCAACATAGATGTGGTTCTGCCCACCAGCGAAACCAGCACAAATGAAGGCAGGGTCACGAATGGTTGCCGTAACCGAACCATGACCAGTAGACGCAGCATAAGGGACAACGTGGATGTGACTGTTCGTTGTGTCGTTATGGAAACCTAAAACGTATCCTTTAGCGAAACCCAACGCAGTGTAATTATAGGTGCCACCGCTGGTGGCATAATGGTCTGCCATTGATGCACCACCAACAGCAGTCTTCA